TATTCCACCAGTCTTCAGACTTAAATACATTTCGCCCGCCAGCTTTTGAAATAACATTTTCTTCATACGATTGAGATGGAGCAATTAAGCCTCTTGCCTTTGCCATACCAAAATCAAGTGCAGCCATGCTATCCCCCTAAAGTTTCTTCTTCAATTCCCGTTTCTGGCGTTAAACGAGAATCAGACAATAACGACCTTGCACCACCACGTTGTCTTGCTCTTTTTTTTGCAGCTAATTCTTCTTGTAAATCGCGTTTTTCTTCTTCTGCTTGCATACGCATTCTTTCTGTTTCTTGCCGTTGCTGCTCAATTTGTGCCATTGCTGCTGAGTTATCAGGCTTACCGCCCATTAATCCACCCATTATTTTCTCCTCATCATAAATGTATCTTCTTTGTCTACGCTGTATTGTTTCATTAATCCTTCAGGTTTAAAACCTAAATAAATTGCCCACGCAAGCGCTCTTTCATTTTTGGATACTACCGTAATTTGTATTCTATGTAAATCAAATAATATCTCACAGATATCAAAAAATACTATTGCACCCTTAGTCATAGCTATTGGATATCTTCTGGCTTTCTCATCAAAGACAGCCCACGCTTCACCAACCCCAGACCAAAGTAACCCACAACCAAAAATAGCGACAGGCTCGTTATGTAAAAGCGCAGTAATACACGGGCCAGCAGCAGACTGTATATTAAGACGTTGTTTTCTAGTTTCTGGCGAAAGCGATGAAATCCCATAAGCATCCAACCCTTTAAAATTTTCTACATGTGTGTAATTATAATTACGATACACCACTCCCTTAACTTTTGGCATATATTTATCTAAATCTTGTTGTTTAATTAAATATGTCGAAGTCACTGTTTGCTACCGTTGGAGCGATTAAAGTGCTTGCAGACAATGGGCTTTTTGTCATACGCTTATGTTCCCCTCCACCTAATAATAAATAACCAAATGCATCACCAATGTGTGAGTGTTCATTTTTATTTGGGCTGTCTTTAAATCTTTCATGCCCGGCTCCCACAGCAATTCGTTTAAAATGGTACCCGCCAGCTAATGATTTGCGAAGACGTTTACAACGTGTGTTTATCATAAGTCCGGGTTTACCAGAAATTAATCGTTGCATCGGCGCTGCCGCAGCTTCACGTCTTACTTGAAAATTATTCGAGGCTGTGGGTTGTGCGCGTAACCCCAGTGTTCTTAAATGATCAAAAGCGGTTGTTTCATAAATTTGTTCTCGCGCCGTACCCGCGGGATCGCCCCAAATCATCATTTGCGCTTTTGGGTATTTTGCATTAATTTCAGCTAACAATTGTTGAGCAAATCTTTCTAGCCCCATATCTTCAGTAACAATTTCATCTAAAATAACCCATCGTCCATTTGTCAGTCGCTGCCCAATTGCGGCGGCTGGCGTTAAACCAAAGTCAAGCCCAACCTGTAATGGCTGTGTTGGATCGTAGTCTACATCAGCTGAACTCATTAAATGATCATCATACTCTGGCCAAACCGGTTTACCTTCTTGTACATAGGTATATTTGCCTTCAGCATAACAACGAATCCAATCTAAATTCTTACCGCCTAGCATTTGCATATAATAACCCGCGGGTAAGTTTTTAACATTTTCTGCTTTGGAATTAATCTTCCACCAACGCCCGCCTGAAAATATATGATCGTTTGCTTCTGGATTATCAGGCAAATTTTCTGGATCTACTTCAAGCACGCCGCCGGGTTGTTTAAAAAAATCCCATCCATACTTGCCTGTAATTTTATTTTTTTCACTAAGCCTAAACCACCAATGATCATCATCCATTGGGTTGGTATCCATCCAAACACCGTGCCATGTGGGACCACCATCTTTTTGTGTTGGGTATCGACCAACACGATGGGTAAGCCCATCAATAACAGCTTTAGGTAATTCCCGTGCTTCATTGACCCAAGCGCCTGTTAATTCAAGTGACAATAGTTTTCTTACGTCTTTAGGTTGGTCCAATGCTAAAAATATCACTTCACAATCGATGCCCGCAGCATCACCGCGGGAAGGGAGACGAATGTGATGAGTGATCGGAGGTGTATATAACATTGGACCGAAAGTGTTTTCTGGAAATAATTCTTGCCACGTTTTAATCGTTGTGGTTTTGAGTTCTGGATAAGAGTTACGTACAATAACAAAACGCGTATAACGCACGCCATCTTGCGGTGATGGCTTTTGCCTTACGGCGCGCATCATAATTTCAGCTGCGCACGCGTAAGACTTGCCACTCCCCACAGGCCCAAGCAACCCTCTTACAAATTTATTGCTTTGTAAAAAGTCGTAGATAACAGGGCTTTCACTAAAATCTAAATCAATGCCGGGGCCATGTAATTCTTTTTTACTGCGCTCTTTACTATTGCTCATCGTCGTCTATATCAGGATGCTTAGCATTTAATAATTGGCGAAGACGTTGATTATCTTGCCACAGCTCATCTATAATTTTCATAACACGTGTGTTATTCATATTAGCCATAACAAATTCTTCGCGCAATAATTCAATCTCTGCTTTGATTTCCATGGTCTTTCCTCCATTGTTTCCAAAGTTGTAATGTGTGTATTGCTTTGTCTATATCTTCATCACCATCACCCTTGCGGTCTACTCGTACAATGTACTTAATAGCCGTATGTTGCATAGGGTTTAATCCGTTTACCATAGAAAATTCCATCGGCTGGATTTTCATTTGTGAGTAATGATTACCCCCCACTTGGGTTTCTTTAGGACTCATTCTTTGTTCCTTTATTTACAGACTTTAATGCGCGCTTAGCTTGGTCGATACCATAAACGCAATCATAATTTTTATCTGCAAGTATGTCTCTAGCCCATTGTTTAGGATCTCTTTTGTTTGCAGTAAGTTTTGCTACAAATGCGCGCAACTCATCCATGCGCTGTTTATATTGTTCTTTATTTATCATGATCAATTACCTCCGGGGCTTTAATGTTAATACCAATAACTGACGGCCTGTCTGAATCATCTGGGTTGTCTAGCAAGCCACTGGCTTTTGCAAGCAAGCGTAAGGTTTGTACTTTGTCCCAAAATTCAATAGCAATCATTCCATCTTTGTCAATCTTTATTGACTTAATACTTTGTAATGCATGCTCTGGAATATCCTTGCTGGCTTTTACTTTAACATTGCCTTCATGGTCCCATTCCATAACGTCTGTAATTTTTGTATTTGCCATACAAAGAAGGCTGTACGCGACAGCCTCTCTGTTAGCAGCAATTGTCGTGCTTCGCTCCAAGTTTTTTTGTAATTGCTTAACTCCGCCATAACCCGCTAAACTTGGGATTGGTTTGTTTTTATTTTTTATTTCACTCATCAGAAGGGCAAATCGTCTTCTTCGGCCATAATCTCACCCGCTGGCTGATTATTTTGTACTGCCCCTTGACCTGTGTTGGTGTTCGCCACAGGATTACCAATTCGGATGCCATAATATTCTGAGCCATCTCTTTGACTTTTATTGCTGTACATATCAATGTAATGCTCCGTGCCGTCGGGTAATAAAATTTTGCCACGCCAATCAGCATGCCAATCTTCTGTTTTTCTATCGTTTTTAAACAAAGAGCCTGTACCGGGTTTGCGTTTGTATTCTTCTGCCATTTTAATCTCCTTCATATAAATAAACAACGGCTTTTCCACCGTCAACTTGCTCGCCTCTAAGAATCCCGATGAAATCAATTTGGCTGTCATCATTATACATGCCAGCTTTCATTAATGCATCTAGTATTGCTTTTAGCGTATTATCTAAATCAAATTTTCTTTTTGATCTAGGATGAATTACAACATTAACCACTACACGTTTATCTTTCAAACTCCTAACATTGTTACTGTTTATAGCGTTGCGTACAATGAATTGTACTTGTTCAGTAAACAATTTCCCCTCCTTACTAATAAAGCGTCGCTTACCATTGGCTTGCCAATAGTTATTAACGCTGGGTGGGTATGGTAATTCTAAATAAAATGCGTCAACGTCCGTTGGGACAAAGATTGTGGGTTTCATAAAATTTTGTTCAATCGGTTATGTAAGTCTTTACCTAAGTAAGACTTGATAGCCTCATTGATTAGACCCGCTTTTGTTTTCTCATGTTCTTTTGCTGCACTGTTTAGTAGCTCAACACTTTGTGGCGTTAGTCTAACTAGAAATGGTTTTAAATCACCCATTATGCTCTCTCCTTTTTATTTTTATGCTTTTCCATATGTTCATCATACTGTTTGTG